ATGCCCTTGATGAAACAGAGCGTGGTGATGGTGGTTTTGGTCATACGGGTGCAAAGGAGATTGTTAAACAGAGTGAGAAGCCAAAGAAGAAAGCTGGCAGGCCACGTAAAACAAAAGAGAAGTAATTATGGAAAAGATATTCATTGGAATTGATCCAGGTGTGTCAGGAGCGATAACCGCTCTTAATGAGAACGGAAAGGTTGTTGCACTCACTAAGATGCCTCAAACAATGGGCGAGTTATTGTCTTTTTTACAACAATTCACAGATAACGATACTACTTGTTATTTGGAGAAGGTTCACGCACGCCCTGGCGATGGTGCAGCAAGTATGTTCAAGTTCGGTCAAGGCTTTGGTTGGCTTCAAATGGCATTATTGGCAGCGAAGATTAAAACCATAGAGGTGCTTCCAAACACGTGGATGCGTGGTCTTGGTATAAAGTCAAAGAAAAAGGGCGAAACAAAGACGTCATACAAGAATCGTCTAAAATTCATTGCTGAACAGTTATTCCCTGATCAGAAGGTTACTCTTTGGAATAGCGATGCGCTCTTGATTGCTCATAGTGTATTCGTTGCGGATAAAAAAGGTGAAGTCGTTGACAATTTGGAGGGATAACAAATGAAAGAAGAAAGAGTTAATCATCCCTCACACTACAATCACGGCAAGTTGGAGTGTATTGATATTATGGAGGATGTGTTCGGTGTTGACGAAACAAAAGCCTTCTGCAAACTCAACGCATTCAAATACCTTGTGAGAGCCGAACTGAAAGGTTGTGAGGTTGAGGATATTGACAAAGCTTTGTGGTACCTAAACAAGCATCAAGAGCTTGTTAAGAAACACAATGTAGAACGAATTATCGATAATGTTTAATGCAAACTGAATATGGAAAATAAAGGTTTAGAATTTGGTAAGATTTATCGTGCTGGTAATTTTACTATCAAGAAATTTACCCGTACATTAACGTCCAAGCAGGTGCGACAACTGCGTGACGAAAACAATTTACCACGTGAGGTTCAACGAGAGTTACGACGTGTAGGATTACCATTCATAAAAGCGTCTACCGTGAGTGGTTCGTGGAGTATTGAATGGGTTTTTGGCATGTCGCTCTTTGATGCCATTAACGAAATGCCTGTCAACGAAAATGGAGAGTTTTTTGGAGTTGGGCTTGACAATCTCACAATGATACTCACGTGCATGTTTGCCGATACATCTGTCGTTGGTGATATGGAGTATATGTCAAAGAAGCAGGAGCTTATGCACGAATACTTCAAACGGGCTGCAAAGAAGGGAGAACTAACAGAGGAAGAAGTAAAAGAGTGTGAAGAGGCTGCCGATGAAGTTCTACGAAATGAGCAGCACAAAGAAACACTATTAAAAATGGGAAAGGAGGTAGAAGATGGAGATGACGAGTAAAATTATTGAGCAGTTGCAGGATTTTGCAAAGTTGCAGGATGTGCTTTTCTTAATTGAGCATAAAATGGAGGGCCATAAGGTTGACACGCCATTGCCGACATTCAATGACGAGTGGCTTGAGGGCATGGTTTCGAAGCTACTTGAGAGTAAAGACGACAAAGAATAGTAAAATAAAAAAGGGGTGCCAAATATGGTGCCCCTTTTTCATTTTATGCTTATGTTTAGCTGTACCAAATATCATTATCAATTAGATAAGGTCCTTGTCTAATTTCTCGAGCATATTCAATCATATTTCTAAAAGCAATAGAAAGAGCCTGCTTTCTTTCTTCTTCTTCTATATCTGCTTCATGCTTGTTGCGTTTGAACAAATCAAAAAACTTTTTCATAAGTTTTCGGTCAAAATATAATTATTATATAATTAATATACCAGAGGAGGAGGAGCTGAAAGAGCAGAATTCACCCTTACCCATTACTGGGAAGGATTCTGCTCAGAACTTTATACCGAGAGTTCTCGTCGCCGTTCTTCGCTCACTTGTTAAGACAAATTCAACAAATGATATGAGGATTTCCGATATTGTCATCGTCTTGCGGTGCATCCTCACTCAAATCCTGCACCCTCGCTTGCTCCCTTTGCGAGAAATAAGACTATCCCAAGGTGGCTGTGGTCGCTAAGGATAGAATTTAGGGAATATGCTAAAAACAATAAACCCCATTGATAACCAGAATATCAACGAGGTTTAAGCCTATATAAAAATCCTCTAAGGAGGAATAGAAAGCATTTCATTGCGTGATTTCTGGTTATCACATCAGCAAAGTTAGTATATTTTTCGTATACTAAAAGCATAAAAACAAGAAAAGTATATTTTTTATGTAGTTTTAACGTTTATAATTTATATACATAGAGTAAAAGTAGTATCTTTGTAGCAGTAAAAAGCTGTACTCTACCTACTCACTAAGAGTGATAATAAAGAAAACTCATAAAAATCATAAATATATGAGGTTGTTAAACAAAGAGTAGGTTGTTTAATGACCTCATTCTTTTTGATGGCGTATGAAGTATATAAGACGGTCATTGATAAGTGAATGCTTTGGCAACAAAGAGTTGCTGAAAGCACTTGCAATGGCGTATCTTATCAAGCATCGCACAAAGTCATCAAACATTCGTCATTATTCAATCAATCTTATTCGTACCATTACCGGTATTCATGCAAACACAATCAAAAAACGCTTGCAAACACTAAACGAATATGGGCTTATTCTCATCGAGAAGGATAATCTCATCATACGTTCAACCGTCAGCAAGCACGCAAAGCGAAACATGAATATCGGTCGAATGGACTTCACAAGCGTAAAGACTGTTGAGAGGTCATTGCAGGCGTTACAGGTCGTTTTCATGCAACAACGTAAGGATTTCTGTAAGCATACTATTCACAACGCTCACAACGGCTTTAATCCAAAGAAGATTAAAGCTGCGAGAAAAGCATGTCGGAAGTATGGTTTTGGAGATAAATACGTTGAGCGTGGATTATCGTATGCAACGATAGCAAAGAAGCTCGGACTGTCTGTTGCAACTGCTTTCAGTGTAGTTAAGTATGGAACTGTGAAAAAGTACTTTAAGAAGTTTACTCATTTCGTAGGAACTCTTCTTAAAGGCGTGTGTGGAATGGATATTGAAGGATATACATTCACAACAAAAAACTACGGATTCCAAGTACAAGCTAACACATACAAGGTTGGTTGCAGATGGTCGTAGTATAGCATGGTAATATATAGATTACAAAAAGTGAAGACTAAAAAATAATAAATATAGGAGGTAGAAATGAAGACAAATCAGATTATAATAAGAAAGTTAGGGGATTTCTTAATACGACAAATACTAAATGAAGATTTATTTTGTATTTCAGATTTGAGTAATGCTATTAATTTAGATAAAAGTATTTTCACTGCGTTTATGAATAACTGCACTGAATATCAAAAGTATGGCGTTGATTCTTTTTTCGTTCCGTCTTCTATATTGATTGATTTCGTAGATTCTTATTATGTCACACTTGGATTTGACGTAAGAATGCTATCAAGTGATATACTTTATTCGGGGTGTGATTTTTATACGGGTGATGCAGTATTGAGTAGTAGTAAACGTGAAAATAAAAGGGTTATTTCATACGATTCATTTTATTCAGCACTCGAATATATTGGAATAAAAAATGTATTAAAATGTATGTTGTTAGCCGCAGAAGAGCGGTGTTGTGTATCTAAAAAAAAGACTGTTTTTCAAAATACGTATTTGATTTATGATGACCAAAATGGTCTATATAAGATAGGAAAATCAAATAATGTACAGAATAGGGTGAGAGCGTTAAGTATATCTAATCAAAACTTAAAATTAAAATTAATCCATTTAGGGGATATTGAATTGTATTTGCATAAGAAATTTGCAAAAAAGAGGGTGTTCGGAGAGTGGTTTAAACTCACTGACGAAGATATATGTGATTTATCTACAAAATATAATTTTGAATCCCCAGAATCCTTTGGTAAGTAAAAAGTATGAGACGCGTCTATTTTGAAAACTGGTTGTTAACAAAACTCGGTTTCAGGTTCATTGAGACCGAGCAGGGTATGAGAACCTATGCCAAGTATGATGGTGAGCTGTGTGGACACCAGATTGAACTAATGGAGGTAGCCACGTCCATGCACTATATTCAAATATCATACAAGATTTGTAATAAGCATTGGGTATTCTGGAAGACCACGTGGACCAAGGGATGGCTTGCAAAAGCAGAGGACGTTGATAGCATTTTCAAAAAGTTCTTTGAAGATAACAAAAAAGAAATAAACAACTATATTAAAAAATCGTCAGTATGAAAAATGAAACAAAGCTAAAGAAGGTTATAGCGTTTTTGGAAGAAAACAATATCAAGTACAGGCAGCACAAGAATGTATGGTTCGGTCATAGTGATATTTTTCTTCCTGACACAAAAGTTGCAATTAAGATTGACGGAGAAGATAGTGTTCGTTTCTATGATACGCACAAGAGAAGTTGTTTCCCTGTATTCATACGTGAAGAAGATACTCCTAAATTTGTGATAGAAAAGGTCCAGAACACCATCATTAAGTCTATGACAAAGCAGCAACAGTACTTAATGTACAAAGAGCGAAAAGAAGAGAACAGACGCCTCAATGCCGAGCAGATGAAGATATGTGCTGCACGCAAGGCTGCAAAAGCGGCAAGATTGGCGAAGAAAGAGGTAGCTAAAGCAGCAGGGCTGATGAAGAGAGAGGTAGGTAGGAAAAGAAAAAGATTCATAGTGAAAGAAAGATAACACATGGCGACAAGTGAGAAAGAACGGAGCGTGCTTTTTGCAAGCAAAAGAGTACAGGCTCAACTAAATGCGACAACACACGTGACAGATATTCTTTGGAAGACAGCAGAGAATATTGTTAAGGCAGCAAGGAAATACAGACCGTATTATCAGAGCAAGACAATATCTGATGTTGAGAGATATGAAAAAGAGGCTGTACAAATCGCTATCAAAGCAGAAAAGGCTATTGAAAAGTACGTAGAGGCTTATTCTATGGCAAGTGGTAAGGTGTTGGGCTTTGATGCAAAAGATCTTGTTAATAATTACCTGAAAAAGGAAGTGTTTGGAAAGACATATATACAACGCAATAGTTCGTATTTATATGATTTCGCTAATGATGTTGTTAGCTTGGTAAAGGCTGGAGTGTCATTGCGTTATGATGAAAACAAAATCATCGGTGCTGTCAGAAAATCCTATAAAGACCCCTATAATAACTCTGTTATGACAAAGGCTTCACGTGAGGGTAAGTATGCTATGACTATTCCACACAGAGGACAAGGTATTTATGCTGCCTCCTATGAGAATATCATAAGAAATGTTCAAAACACGATAAACTTATCGTGGGGACAGGTAGAAATCGAGTATGGTAGGTCAGTAAATGCGGTTGGGTATAGGACGTATAGAAATTCGTCATATCCTTGTGACATCTGTGATGAGATTGCAAGTCGTCCACATCGTATGAGTGAAGGAATGCTAATCCCAGCGCATCATCGGTGTTTATGTGGGGTTGAGTTTTTGTTCAACGAGAAAGCTCTTTCAAATGACGATACATAGAATATGTAGTGCTATTTGTATAGTTTTATTTGTTGGTAAAAAATGTAACTGAAACAAAGAATGGAACAAAAACGTAACAATGATTGTGTGATATAACTGTCAGTATATGTGTATTTTACGGAGGTGTATTTCGTTGCTTTGAAACAAAAACGAAACAAAGAATGAAACAAAGAATACCACATTTTTTTAATATATCTACTCACAAAAGTAAAAATACCCAGTAAAGAATTATATCTTACTGGGCATTTTTCTTATTTATTTTTTATGGATGTTTTTACCATTCTGAAATATCAAGCAATCCTTACATGATGTAGGATAATTGACAGGTATGAAGTAATGGATTGTGCTATCCTCCTCCTTTATCTCATCCTGTTTGATACGCGCATAATCGGCAATCTTTGCTGTAATATCAATCCATTCCTTTGACGAAGCCTTTGTGAGTTTTCTTGCTTTCAGAAGGTCGGATAAAATCTTTTCCTTCGATGTTGCCTTTGCGAGGTCATCGGCAGACATATCGTCTCCTTCACCTCCTCCGTTTACTTTCTTTATATCGGCAATGAACTTCTGCACTCCATCAAGTCCTTCGAGCTTCTGTTGCTCCGCTTTAAGCCGGCTTTTATCCCATGTTTGGCCAGTATTCTGAAAAGCCATATTCCAAGCATCATTGATACCAATTCCTGCGGCTCTCATCGCAGCATAGCAAAGGTATTCGGCTTTTGCTAAGCCGTACTCCTTTGCCTTGCGCTGTAATGTTTGTGTGAAGAGTATATCACTCATAATGTACTACTTTGTTTTTAGAGAATCCCAATTGTTTTCACCTAAGAAATTCCGATTTTTGTCCCACGTTTTTCCAGATTTATTGGGTCTGCCTTTTTTACCGCCCTTTGGCTGATTGAGGTCGCTACCACCCTTACCATGATTAATTCGTGCAGCAGCTTCTTCCTGCTCAATATTATTCTCCGTTTGGTTATCCTGTACCTCGAGTTGGGTGAGCAAATCCATCTGTTGCTTCTCTTTTTCTTCCGAAATGATGCGTGCATACTCATCATTCTTAGGAAAGTCTGGACAACGCTCGGAGGCAGTCTGTCGTGAGATAAATTTATTTTGAACCGCCGTTGCTAAATTTGTAATAATTTCTGTCGAATTACTATGAATATACGGCGAAATCCATGCGTTAACGGGAAGTTCTGAATATGTCGCAGTTTGATTTTCCTCAAAGCCGATACCAAACTTAACCATCTTTGTAAGCATGTCAACGAACGGCTGCAATAGTTGTGCATCATTCATTGCAATCTCCAATGCAGGGGAGTAGAGTAATTTGAGCGCAACTCCTGGCAAATCTCCAGACTTTAACTCTGGCGGCTTCACAGTGAATGACAACTCATAGATAAGGTCATACGACTTATCGAGTTGTGTCGCGAAAGCGTTTGAAGCGTCCGTGCCATTAAGGAATCCTGCTTCTGCATCCTTATCGTTCATTGTAACGACTTTTGCAGCACCGTTGCTATCTCCAATAACACTAATATCATCACCAGATCCCTTCATGTACATAATAGGGAACGCATACGCCTTATTATTTTCGCATAGATGAGAGAACGCTTCTTCATAGTCCTCGATATTCTTCTGTACGGCATGCCAACATGGTCCATCCTCGTTGCGTACATAAGCAACAGGAAGAAATGGGAATCCATGTGGCTTTTTGGTAATGAGTTCAAATCCACCAAGGTCGAATATCTTTTTGAGGAATGCAGAAACGCCTCTTTCATTCACACCACGCTTGTAACGATAGATGTTTACGTCATCCCACACCTCAACGTATTCTGTCTTTTCTATGCCGTCATCGTCATAGTCGTAGTATTTACGTGCAAATAGTTCAAGTTCGCCTGTAATAGAATCGATATGAGGATAGAGTGTGTCACCATTCAGATAAGATAATGACTTTGCGCCAAACTTGCCGTTATTAAAATAGCCTACCACGGCAGCATCGCCTGTAATCATTAGTGAGCGGATAGCTTCAAAGTTTCTTATCTCCATGTTGGAAAGCAACCAACACTTCTTGAATTTGATAAGATTCTTTTGATATTCTTCTTCTTTAGATTTATCCAATGCACCGTCAGCGATTTCAAACTGAACATCGTTTCCTGTGAGGTGAAGGATATGCTTTGTTGCTATCACCTGTTGAAATGCAAAAGATGTTCGCGTGATAGGTTGCTTGTACCACTTATTCGTTTCTGGGTCTTTTTTGTAAATGTCCGGGTACTTTGTTTCGTCAAAGATAGCGTGCGCCGATGGATAGTATTCACGTAAGAAGTCCGCTTGCGTCATAACAATTCTATACAAGTGGTCCTCTGGCATAGTTATGTCACTTGCATCGTCCCTTCTTTCCTGTATGTTGTGCATCATATACCCCTTTGGCGTAACTCGCCACCATGGTTTCTTTGTCAGCACCTCTCTGTAATTTACTGTTAAATCATCCATAATCCTTTTACCTTTTTATGTTTCTTTTTTGTTAGTCTGAATATTTCGATATAGAACCAGCTCTCCCAGAAGTCTGGAGAATGCCCGACGTATCTTTTTGCAAGTTTTTTGGGAAGCAGTTTAAATCCCTTGTCAGAGCCAGTCTCGTCACGTCTAAGCGATTTTCTCTCCTTCATTAGTATTTGCCTAAGTGGGACATTTTTGAAGCCATTACCGCTAAACTTTCTATCAAGCAAAGCAGGTTCAATAGATATTCCTCTTTCCTTTATTTCTGTGTAGAACATAAAGGCACACTGCGATTTTAAGTCTTTGTATAAATACTTAATACCTTCTTCCTCCTTCCTATCAAGAGCAATTGGCGCAGCTTGGTTGTTAAATGGAACAGCGTTAGGGAAAAACCCCTTGAAGTATTGCCCAATACCTTGCATATCATATGTAAAATTGCATTCCTCTACTCCCCACTCGCGCAACTTTGACTGTACGACCGACACTATTGTTTTTGAATCAAGACGCATAACAATCAAATCTTTCGTGTGCCTTCCAATCCAGTGCCACATGACAAAGTTATCACCGCCAGTAAATGCAATGTCGGCTGAGGCACGATGTATTTCGTCACCAAGTTGTATAGTGTTATTGAAGATACCCTCCAAATCCTCAATCTTCACCATATCATCTCCAGCAGCCTTCCAATTCCAGTTAGCTTCAAGGTCACGCATACGTTGTTCCTCGTCCTGTTGTGCAAGGTTAGCAATATACGAAGCGTCTGTACTAATAAGCTTTATGTTCTCAGAAACATCTGCCCGAATAAATGTTACAGACTTTATAAACATATCGAGCTTTGTGTAACCGAGTTCTTCATAACTATCCTTCCAAAGAGAATCAATAAGTTCTGAGCATTGCTCATATACTTCTTCTCTTGTGTTTCCCCAAAAAATAGAATCAGGCGTATCTCCGTCCATAAAGCAATATCGTATCTGGCAATCTCTTTCTGGAATAATGTAACCTTCTTCGTCAACCCACCAGTCAATAAACTTTCTCACCCAACTTTCTGGGTCAGGATTACACGTTATCCAAAACCTATTCCTGATGTGAGAAGCGTTACGGTTATTTGTTAAGAGATACTTGAATTTCTTATACTCAATCTGTGTTCCCTCGTCAATAGCAATGTAAGCGTATTGTCGCCCCTGAAATCTATTCTTGAAATCTTGATAAGCACCTGCGTAGTATGAGAACTTCAACCAACCTCCGTTTTGGAAATTCCAAGTCATATCATTCTGTGACTTGTTGTATATGCCAAATTGAGAATAGACTTTATAGGAATCTGAGATTAGGGAGTCAAGGTCATTTTTTTCTTTACGAAGTATAAGTCCATGGAAATCAGAATTGCGTATATCTTTGAGGGTTTCCATGAGTGCAGAGAAGGACTTGCTGTTATGAGTGACGATGAAATCCTCAACCATAAACAGAGAATTTGTATTATTGACAGCAATACAACAACATTCTTTTTCGCCAACGTATTCAAAATCAACAATATGTCTTCCCAATTCACTCACCCCTCCGTTATATTCTGTACAAAGTGCTTTCTTTCGTGTTAGCCTAAATAGTCTATGAGAATCATTTATACGAATATAAACATCGTAATAATCAGAAGCCTCTATTCTTTTGCCATCCTTTACGTAGTGGTTTTCGCACTTAGATATGGTTGCCAACCCACCGAGGCTATTTATTAAGAATTTCATATCCTCTGCAAGTTGCTTGCTTACGGTAGAGAAAGAACAATGTCCCCTTTTATCTATTGTTCCGTCTGTGTCCATAAGCCCTTGAACGATAGCAATACGAGTGTCAACTGTACCCCACTTATATACGTTTGGGACGAATTTAGAGAACGCATTGTGGTTATAGAGTTTTAAGCCTTCAAGGTCATTACGAAGAGAAGCGTTGGTAATGCGGTAATCTTTAGCAGCGTTATTCTCTTTTTGAGCATAATTAGACATGTCAAATCCGCTTTTCTCAAACTCTTCTACAATTTCTTTATCTGCGCTTGAAAGCAAAGCGTCATAACTACCGTTCTTTACGCATTCCGTAATACAGCCGTCACCCAGCAACGCACCAATTATATATGGTGATGTTGTCGGCTTGTAGTGACGATTACCCCAACTCCTTGTGAATTTAATAGGTTCACATAGAGGGATAATCAATCTACTATTCTTAATCTCTCCATTTTTTACTTTTGTAAGATGTTCGACTATCATTTGGGTAGTCCATACCCTAAAGTCGTCCTGTAATGATAAGTTGTTAAGTTTACGCTTTTTGCTTACATAACAAGTCTTTCGTACATTCCACAAATGGTCGTAAGAAGCGATGACTTCTGAGCCGTCCACAAATTTGAGCTTATAGGCAGGAAGCATCCCGTGGTCTTTTCTGTAAACAACT